CCGCCATGGCGCGTCCTAGCTGATCTACGGACGGTCCTGCGCCGCCCCTGTGGTCGCGGTGCCATACCACGAAGGCGCCGTAGAAATCCGCCGTTTCCACGTAGTGCTCCGGACTATGCTCGCAGCACTCCTCGATGAAGCCGGTCGCCATGTTGCTGTCGGTGCGCATGGCATGCAGGGACTGGCTCATCTCGGCCGTGAACTCGAAGTGCCCCCGCTCCATGGCTCTCCGCAGTCCCTTGAGGGCCCAGGACAGTAGTCCCGGCATCTCGGTGGCCAGGACCAGATCCGCTGGCGTCCTGTGTCCCTGCTGGATGGCGTGGAGCGCCGTGCCGGTGATGCGCAGCGGATTGAACGACCGGTGCATCTTCACGATGGCGAGGCGGTTCTCCATGGCCCGGCTCGCCTCCCGGAACTGCGGCGGCACGTTGGTGCCCCAGAGGACCGGCTGCCTGAACTCGATTGATAACATGGGCCCGTTCTTGACGTTGACGTGGACCGCGTCGCCGGACAGGAGCGCCTTGGCGTTGGTGCTGAGCTCCCACCGCGACTGCTCGAACGCCTCGTGCAGCACCCACGGGATGGGGCGCAGGAACGCCATGAGGCCGTGGCTGTTCTCCAGGGCCTCCAATGGCGTGGGGTTGATGTCCCGCGATATGAGGCCAGCGATCACGTTCAGGATATTCGACTTGCCGGTATTGCTGGGTCCGAGGAGCACCAGGGCCCGCATGAGTGTCCTCGGCTTCTTCGTCAGCAGCGATACGCCTGCGAACTCCTGCAGGAACTGCACCGTGCCATCCGTGAAGCCGTAGTCGTCCCACAGCATGTTCTCCCACGTGGGGCACTGCGCTTCGGGATCGAACAGGCACTCGATCCGTCGCGTGGCCCGATGCTCTGGGCGCATGGGCACCAGTGCAGAGGTATCGCGCCAGTCGATCATGCCGCCCTGCGTGGCGACCAGGCCGTGCGCGTCCCACTCGATGTCGCCGCAGTGCAGATCCGGATTGCGCTGGAGCCAGGAGCGCGTCTCGTTCACCACTTTCGTGGTGCTGACGATACCGCTGTCGCGGCAGCCACTCTCCACCTGGACGTTGATCCAGGTCCGCTCCTCGTCCGGCTGCGTGGCCCGCCACACGCCGTCCTCATAGAACCACATCCGGTTGTCGTTGAAGAGGATCTGCTGCCCCTCCTCCTCAAGGCTGCGCAGGATGCCCGTGCCGAGGAAGATGTGCTCGTTTTTCTTCTTGATCTTGCCGAGCGCCCGTTCCTTGCCGGCCGCGCGCTCCTGCTGCGCGTCCTTTCGCAGGGCGATCACGCTGCCTGATGATCCCGCCTCGCGTGGGGGCTGGGAGGGCGTGCTGTCCAGGGTGTCTGGATCCTTGCGCGCCTGGGCAAGGGACACCACGCCCTCTGGCAACTCGGCGGGCCTGTGGACCAGCGGCTCGAGCGCAGAACGGATATCCCGTGGCTCGGTCCTCTTGAATTTCTTGGCCGCGTCCAGGCACATCTGCCGGATCACGCGCTCTTCCTCGTTCCAGTTCCACCCCTCTGTGGATGGCAGATTTTCGGTCGCGTCCAGGATGAGGGCCACCGCGTCGTCCAGCTCTACCCCTGCGGCGACCAGGGAGGCGCTGCAGGACAGTTGGGTTTGATGGACGCCGTTCTCGCCTGCACCACCGACGACCATGTCCTGCAGGCGCTGCTCCACGTCCACGGGGGGCCGGAAGCCCTGCTCCTGGGCCAGGCGCTCGAACGGGTTCAGCTGCCTTCCCCTCCGATACAGCGCCAGATCGCGTGCGGAGCCCAGCCATGCGTCTATTGCCTGGGGGCTGTAGCGTTCCACCCCCTCCCGGATCACCACAACGGGTCGCCATTCGCCGCGCTTGGAGTTGTGGGAACCGGGTACCCTTAGCAGTGCCACCATGTGGGCCACGGTGGGGTCGCCTCCTAGATGCAGGGCCAGGCGGCGCAGGAGGCCCTCTGCCAGGTCCAGGTCCGCTGCCGTGGCAAGGGGGCTCTCCAGGATCCAGAAGCAATGGATGCCGTTGCCCGTGTGGTGCATCCGTGATGGGGGGCAAGGGAGAGCGCGCAGGACGCGCTCAATCTCCTCGGGTGCAAGGTCTATGTCCTTGAAGTCGACGTCGGCAAACAGGAACGGGAGCTCTGTGGCGTTTTCTTTCTTCCGGGCCTGGCCGGCTGCGATGGTGGATACGCAGAAGAAGACCCCTCTGCCTTGGACGTCGTGCTTGATGACGAAGCGTTCTATCCGGCCCCTGTCCCTCGTTCCGATCCAGCGCTCCCTGCCCTGGCCTTTGACGTTTGGCAAGCTCCATACCTGGATTTCTGCCGTTGTACTCGAGAGTAGGTGATCGAAGATGTTCGCCACGCCGCTGTACCCCTTCCAGAGAGGATGCCCCTGCCTCCCATTACGGAAGCAGGGGCACCACTACGCGAACCTAGGCACTGCGCCGTCGGCTCCGTCCCTGGGCAGCCTGGGGGGCTTCGGCCGCGCGGGGCGTCGCGGCCTGGGTAGCTGCCTGGGGTTCCTCAGACGAGGGCGCTGTGACGCTCTCGAACTCGCTCTTCTCCTCCCACCTCACAATCTTGATGAGGGGGACGTAGGTCCGGCCGTACTCGGGGTGACGGTAGCTGTCGGAGCCGAGACGCACGATGGGGAACTGCGTGGGGCGCACCCGCATCTCCTTGCCGAAGTCGCGGCACAGTGCGCCGATCGCGCCCAGGCCGCCCTTCGAGCTCGTGGCGTACGTGAAGAGGTGCTCTTCGCTCGCGTCCTCGCCGGGCGTCTTCATGACGATGTAGTTGCTGAACTGCCACGGATCGCGCGGCCGTCCCTGGTCATCGACTTCCCACTCGGATTGGTTGGTGTCGCCGAGCTCGTTGCGGCGCGGCGCCTGGTAGCCGCTGACGACCGTTCCCATGATCTGCTCGGCCGGGCGCTGGTCCACCCACTTGATCCAGCCCACCATGAGCTGGTCCATGTTGGCAACCAGCTCGGTGTTCTCCTCGAGGTCCTCGTCGTCGCCGGTGACCCAGTCGCCCTTGGTGAACTTGATGAGCGTGCCGGTGATCGTGCTCGTCGTCATCGCCGCGCCGTACGACTCGAAGGCGTTGCGCTCGTTCACGCCGCCCAATGAGCGCTGCTCAGTCTGCACTGAGACGGCGGTGGACTGCTCAGATGCCCGTGCCGTCGTATCCTCCCCAGAGGCAGCGCGCCGCGTCCTTGCATTGTCCGTAGGCCCAGTATCGGCACCCCTTGCGGTTCCAGCATTTGGGCGGCGCTCCTGCTCCGTGTCGTCGTGGGTGCCCGTGCGTGCGTTGGGACGCGCGGCGCGCTCGTGCGCCACGTCCTCCGCCGTCTGTCGCACCGGGGCATCGCGTCGCGGTCCCGCCGGCTCTTGGTTCGATGTGCTCTCGTTCCTGTTTGCATTCCTGTTTCTGGTCCTGGTCATTTTTCATCTTTCGTGGGTACTCTGCTTGCCGGTGATCCCCGCCGGCAGGGTAGTTAGACGACAGGCGCGCCCTTGATGGTGACGCGCAGTTGGTCCGTTGGTTCACCCGTGGTTTCGAAGGAGGCGATGTCCACGCCGGCATCGAATGCGGCTGCCTTGAAGGCCGGCATGTCTACATTGGTCCGGCCCTTGACCCCTGACCATGACACAATGCCGGGAAGCTTTCGGACGCTCTTCTCTCGCAATCGGTTCTTTATTTCATCCTTCTTCTCGTTAAGGAGTACCTCGATGCGCTTGGCCTCCTTGTTCAGGACCTCGTGCTCCAGGCACAGGTCCCTCATCTCGGCGACGAATTGTGCGTCTGCCGCGGCCTCGACCTCAGGGACGCTGCGACGCGTGATGCCGCACGCCTTGGTGAATGGGCAGTATTCGCACTCCTTGCCGCCGGCGATCCACCCCTCTGGCTGCAACTCCACGGGATTAGTTGCCGTCTTGATCTTGACGGCCCGGGTGTGCATCCGCTCGTACAGGTCGGCATTAAATGGCACGACGAACTCGTCCACGTCGTCCCAGAAGCTGGCGTCGATGTAGGAGATGAGGGCATACTCGGGACGGTACTTCGTGAGCGCGCGGATGAGCCCCATGCCGGATTGCGTCTGCAGCATGTTGGCGTGCTTGGCCTCGGTGAGGTTCACGCGGGGATCAATGGTCTTGCACTCGACCGTGATGCACTGCCCTGGGCCGATGTCCGGCACGCCGTATTGGGCAAGGAGGTCCCGCGGCATGTTGACGAGGAGGCCGTCCAGCGTCGCGGACATGTAGCGGTCGTGGATGGTCGTCTGTTTGTTGCCGGCCAGGATCAGGTTCTTGCGGAAGCGCCGCCTCATGGCGGGCACCCAGAACTTATCCTCCATGACCGTGCCGCGGATGCGTGCGCCCCACCGATCACTGTGGTCAGGATCGGTTGGCGGATCTGGACGCTTGGTCCAGTACATCCTGCGGGCGCACTGCCCGATCTCGCTGGCGCCGATCGTGCGCTCCCGGTCCATGAGGAACGTCTTCTCCATGGTCGGCGAATTGACGTAGCCGTCGAGTGCGTCCTGGATGATGCCCATTACTGTGCTCCCACTTCTTTGATGGGGTCCAATAGCCCCTGCGATTTGAGGTACGCGTTGAACTCGGCTTCGGTCACGCCGTACAGGTACGCCGGGCCGAAGGTGATCAGTTCCTTGCCGCCGGCATCAGTGGCCAGCTGGATCGGTAACGGATCGCCGCTGCCGAGCTTCGTGTACTCGTAGGCGAGGCGGAGGAACGTCTCGATGATCCTGTCCCTGTTGCACTCAACCAGGACGTACGGCAGCATGATGATCACGGCGTTCTCCTCGGCCAGGGCCTTGTCCCGGACCTGCTTGGCCTCTGAAGGGTCCTTGGTGCGGATGACCGTGATTGCCTCGTTCATGACCGTGGTTGCTTCATTCATCATGGGACACCATCAGCAAGAATGCCGCCACGCCGACTGGCGCGAACAGACCGAATGACTGGAATAAGAATTGCGGAGCCTGCGGCCAATGGGCGACGAAGTAAATCATCTGCCCTGTGCCTTCCCCAAGAGCACTTCGCTCCGCGCAAGGTATGCGTCGCCGACCACTTCGCCGGTGTTGAGGCGCACCTGAATGGCGCGGTCGTCCCACTGCTCGGACATCCGCCAGTCCTTGGCACAGGTGGCGGGCAGGCACTTGCCCACGTGCTTCTCCGTGTACTTCCCGATCACCTCGAGCATCTGCGCGATGGTGAAGTACTCCTTGGACAGGAGGCACTGCTGCCGGTAGCCGTAGGCGTGGCTGAACGATGGATTTCCGTGGATGTAGGGGAACACCCGCGCCGTCATGATCCGGACCTCCTTGCCGTCTACCAGCCATTCTCTGATCCGGTTGACCATGGCTGGAATGGGCGGCCCGATCTCGTTCCACTTGTATGCCCAGGTGTCCTTGCACGTGGTCGGATAGTGTGCCAAAGTTCCGTCCAGGTCCACGCCGATCCATCGTTTGGTCATTGCTCGTTCCTCTTGATGAAGGCTTTCATTGCGCTGAGCATGTCTTCGCGCCCGGCGTTTGATATGTAGTTGACCGTTCCTTCCACGTCGTCGAACTTGAAGACGAGGAGCGCGAAGCCGTACTTCTTGCCGTCGGGGTTCAGGACATCGTCTAGACCACCGGCGATGGCGTTCATTACGGGCGAGACTTCTGGCTTGATTGGATCTGTCACGCTGCTCTCCTTGCTGACTTTATTTGCTGGTACGCTATATGGGCTTCTTCTGCCGTGCTGTAGTTCTTGCTATAGATGAACTTGTTACACCCGGCGCTTACCCTAGCGTAGTACGGTTTGCGCCAATGTTGGGGACTGCAACGTTTCCGGACACCAGGTAGTCCGTGCTTGTTTGGTTTCATCTCAGCAGCCGTTCGATCTGATCCACAAATTTCTTGGCCTCGCGCCAGTCGTTCTGGTCCCGTCCGTTGATGCGGGCTGCGAAGGACCAAGACATGGAGTCAGCACTCTCCAGGGCATCTTGCACACTTCTGGAAGCAAGGGACGTTATCTTCAGCCCAAATCCGTGGAGGCGGATATCGGGGCGCAGATCCTTGATGGCCGTGAGGATCTCTGCAATGGTGCCGACGTTGATGTTGCGCTTGCAGATTGAACCTACTCCCACGTAGGCATTCTGGGGTAGTAGTCCACCGTACATCTTGACGTGCCTCAGGTAGTCCTTCACCTCGTATCCCTGCAGCACAGGCATGACGGAGAGTTTGGTCCGCTGTAGAAGTTCCTCATACCGCTCAATTGTCCGGACCTGGTGGACGTGCACAGATAGTCCCGTTTTGGCGATGATGAATGGTTCGCACATGTAGTCCTGAGACACGACGCACACGAGCGCTGGATCGTGGGTCCATCTGTTCACCTGCTCCGCGTACTCCTCCACGGTGTGTCGGTACTGGCCGTAAGTAGATAACTCCGTGAAGGCCCCGCTGTCCATGATCCATTTCTTGGCACCGAGCAGTTTGGTCCTTCCTCGTAGGCGGTTCACGCTCACGAAGGCTCGTTTGAAGTGCTGGGCTGCGGCGGGCTGTGGGAGACCAACGTAGAACTTCACGCTGCTCTCCTTGCTGGTCTGTCGTTGACCCACTTCTCCTGATCACCCCAGTTGGGGCCGCTTGATAGCTCGACCTGTAGCGGCACGCGCAGGGACGCGGCCGCCTCCATGATCCTCTTGACCTCCTGCATGGCCTGTATGCCCACGCGCGTTGGCTCGAACGAGTAGTCGAGCTCGTCGTGCACGGTGAGGTGCGGCACGCCAAGGATGTCGTGAACGCCCGATTGCTCCAGGTCGTCCATGGCCTTCTTCATGATGTCGGCGGCGCTTCCCTGGATCCGGGCGTTGAGGGCCTTGTGCGTGAAGACGCGCTTGGCGCCGGGCACGCGGTTGGGGAAGATGATCGTCTTGTTCGTGCCATCCTCGTTCCACTTCGTCTTGCCCCAGGGGAAGCGGCGTATCCTGCCCAGGAGGGTCACGATCTCTCCGGTCATCGCCGCGAGCCTGCTGGCGCTGCCGGCTAACTTGCTCATGAACGGGATCTTGCGATGGTATTCGGCGATGACGGCGCGGGCCTCGTTCATGGACAACCCAAGCTGGGAGGCGAGCTTGTCCTCACCCTCCCCGAACGCAAGGCCGAAGTTGATCGTCTTGCCCCGCTTGCGCTGTGTGTCCGTAAAGTCGCCGCCGTATATGATCTCAGTGACCACCTCGTGGAAGTCCGTGTCAGGATCATTGATGTACTCGTCGGCGATGGCCTGCGCGCCGGGGAGCTGGAGCTCGGCAGCGTCGTGGACCGTGAGCCTGAACTCGATCTGGCTATAGTCTGGCTTTGCCCATTGGCATCCTGGGTCGGGCTGGAAGATCTCGCGGATCAGTTTGCCCTCCTCCGTGCGCTCCGGAATGAACTGGAGGTTGGGCATCGAACTAGAAAATCGGCCGCTGACCGCGCCGCCGTCGTCGCTCTTCTGCTGGTTGAAGTTGCAGTAGATGCGTCCCTGGTAGTGCGCGTCGAGGATGCATCCCTCCAGGAACGTGCCGCACATCTTGTCGAGGCGCCGGTCCTCGAGGATCAGTTTGACGAGTGGGTGCTCCATCCGCTCCATGACGGGCTTGGTGAAGCTTGGCTTCTGGGTCTTGGGCGTCAGCGGGTAGCGCAGCCCGATCTGGTCGAAGGCGCGGGCCAGGCTTGCTGCTGCCCACACCTCCACGTCGAAGCCGGTGAGGTGCCTCATCTTGGCCCGGCACGCCAGCTGCTCGGCGCGCAGCCGGTCCCGCATCTCCTCCGCCTTGTCCAGGTCCACGGCCACGGCCCTTTTCCGCATCTTGTAGAGGAGGGGGATCAGGCGTGACTCGAGCAAGAACAGGTTCCACAGGTTCTGGCGCTCGAGCTCTGGGCGCTGGCGTTTGAAGATCTCCAAGGGATGGTTGACGTCGCCGATGGCGTACGGCGCCACTATGTGTCCCGGCGCCTTCGCTATGTAGCGCTTGGGGTTCTTCCTGCCGAAGTGCTGGATGAGGTACGCGTCGAGCTCGTCATCCAGCTTGCCGATGCCAAGGTGCTTCTTTGATAGCGTCTCCAGGCTGTAACTGAATGCGTTCTCGTCCAGCAGGGGCTCGGCGTTCTGCACGTCCCACAGGGGGCCCCTGACCTCGACGCCCTCGGTGCCGAGGAAGCCGATGTCGTAGCCGAGGTGAGCACCCACTTTGGGCTGGTCCGCGCGTCCCAGCTGCACCTCAAGCCAATTGAACACCTTGTCAGGATCAAGACGCCCCTCGCCGGGATGACCCACGTTGTAGTACTGCCGGAAGCCTGCCTCGGTGCCGATGGCTACGCCGGCGATGTAGGTGTCGTCGCGGTGCCAGCCTGGGCCCTGCTCCTTGAGAAGTGGATCCCAATTCTCCGTGTCAAGCGCGATCATGCCGTGGTTGGACAGATCCGGGAAGAGCTCCTCGTCAGACAATGGGCGCGTCATTTCTTCTCCGTGACGACCACGTGTTCCAGGACGAGTGCGGCGCTTATGATTGTGAGGACCACGCTTGTCATGACGCCCACGGCAAAGATGAATAGGAGTACTTTTGCGAAGTTCCTCATGGTCCGGGCAGGTCGTTTGGGTTATTGCAGCGCGGACACTCTAACCAGGTGAGCGTGATTGCGTTGCGACACCAGCCCTCGCCCTGACACAGGTGGCAGGCAAATGATGGCGCTACGGCAGGCATGAACCAATCATCGCCCTTCATGCGGCTGCGGATATCCTTGAAGTCTTCCACGGCGCTCGTCATCAGTCCCTCCTCTTGTCCTGGTCCGTTTCGGACAACATCCTGTTATCTATTTTGCAGGCGAGCCTGATGAGGCGCTCGGCCCGCTCGGACAGCACGGCAATCTCGGCGTACAACTTCATCGCCTCCTCCTTGAAATTGCCTGCGTGGTGAAGGGTCTTGCGGCGGTTCCTTTCACCGGCCGCGTGTCTCCTGGGCTCGTATCCTTTTTTCTTAGTCACAGTCGTGCCAATCGTACGGCGGCTCCTGGCCGCAGTACATGCAGTAGAAGCCCACGCCGCGCTCGTGGGTGTAGTCGTGCTCTGGGCAATGCTCCGGGCAGTACGTATCGCGGATGGGATACGCCCACAGGCCGCGGGGATCGTACATCACGACGTTCTCCGACGAGGAGCACACGCGGCAGCGGCTCATCAGGCCGTGCTTTGTTCGGTAGCACCAGCGCCCCAGGGACGTGTTGATCCACCACTGGTCAATCATCTTGAACATCGTCCCTCCTCCAACCCATGATCTTTTCTTGGAGAAATTTGGCCATGCGCGCCGCCACGTCACAGTGCTCCTTGTTCCTGCCGTACGTCGTCATGTGCTCGCCGCCCTGTATCGCGGCGCTGGCGGTCTCGCCGACACCTGCAGGACGATCAACCTTGCGGGCGTAAATCATGACCTGATCGTAACCGAACTCGTGCGCGATATCTGCGGCCACATGGATGGGGATCGGTTTGTGCCTAGGCATCACGCGCTCTCCGTCGTGTCGAACAGATGCTCGTGCGCGCCCTTGCACTGGCGACGGCGCAGGACGTCAGGGCCGTCCCGGCGCGTGATGACGACGCGGCTATCTTTGCCGCAGCGCGGGCAGGGCACGGACGCGCCACCACGCGGCCGGCCCTTCATGTTCTTCTTTTTCTTCTTGGGCACGCGCACCATTACGATCTCCTTCCAACGGGGTACCATGGCCACAGGGCCGTGGGGTCTAACTTTTCCTTAACGGCAGCGGCAATCAGGTCCCCCATCCGCACGGGAAATGGTACGCCCAGGAGCTCGGCCGCGGCCCTGCCCGCCGTGCTGTGCCCGCCCTGGCAGTGCGCCGCGCACATAAATAAAGCCTTGCGAAGCGCGGTGTTCTGGCGCTCCATGTCTTGCGCATAGTTAACTAGGGCCCGCACCTCGAATGGCGCGCCCTCTAGTGGATCGATCATGCCCGCATCCTCATTTCTTCCTTGAAGGCGATCTTGCCCTGCTTGACCCAGAGGCTGATGTCCCGCACGGTGGCGCCGTGGGCGAGCAATTGCTCCCGCGTCATGCCTACCCGTACCACGCCGTAGCGCTTGTGCATGTCTGTATTTCCGTAGCACTCGTTGGGCTCTACCTTGGTCACTACCTTCACAGGGTGGCGCGCCACGGGCTTCGGGGGCCAAGGGGGCATGGCACTGGGGCAGCGCGTGATTGCCCTGCCGGTGAGCTCGCCGATGCGTTCCAGGGCCATGTAGCGGACGAAGTCGTTGTGTCCCTTGTCATCTGCCAGGCGCAGGAGGATGAGGACCAGATCCACGCGCAGGAGCGCGTCCATCTGCAGGCCATGCTCGCTGATGTAGTGGTCCAGCACGAGCTGGAGTGCAACAGGCCATTCCTTGGTGAGGTCTTGTACTGTGCTGCTCACGATAGGCTCCCCAATATGAAACAACGGATCATGATTGACTCGATCTTGGCGCCGTCCCTCTTGATGACGGGCCAGACCATGGTGCGGCCGTAGAGGTTCGGCACGGTGAGGATGGCCTCGTCCGGC